AGCGTCAGCGTGTTGCTGCCCAGCAGATTGCCACCGCTCGCAGCGTCGTAGAACTTCACCAGCACCACGCAACTGCTGGTGCCGGCGGACAACCTGGTCAGGCCAATGTCGCGCGCGGAGGTGAGCTGCTGGCGGGTGTTCAGCGTGCCGATATTCGGAGTGCTACCGGATGAAAGGGTGAACTCCACCCAGACCGCATCGCCCGCCCCTGTCGCCGTTGGCGTGCGCCAGTCGCTGATCGTGGCGCTGTCGCCGATGTAGCTGCTGCTGCCGTTGGCCTGGGCGGTGTACCGCGCTTGCGGCGCTGCATCGATCGCTCCATCCGACACGCTCCAGCTCTGCCCATTGGCGATCACCGCGCCGACGGCCCCGACGCGGCGGTACAGCATCGCGTTGAACGGCAGCACGTCAGGTCTCCACCGTCGCCGGCAGCACGTCCCACTTTGACGCGCCGGCGTTGTAGACCACCGGCACGTACATGGTCTTGCCAGCCGTCGTCGTGGTCGGCAGCGCGGCACCCAGCGCGCGGTAGCCGGAGCCCCACGTGATCGCCCGCGCGGTTCCGTTGTCCTTGATGCGGATCACCATGCCCTGCCCGTTCGCCGGGGTTCCGGTCGGGTTGTTCAGGGTCAGCGCCTGGTCCTGCGCGGTGATATCCACCATGTCGTTCGTGGTGGTCGGGGTCACCGCGGCGGCGGCGGTGACCGACTGCACGCGCGGATCCAGCGGCTGGAACTTCGTGGGCACGTCGGTGTCCGCGGTTCCGTTCAGCACGCCGCGAAGGACGGCCAGATCGTTCTTGATCTTGCTGATATCCGCCGCCGGCGACGTGGTGTTCGGATCGATCGTGCTGCTCTGCCAGGCCATTGGGCGGTCCTCAGGTCTTGATGATGAAATTCACGATCGCGGTCGGCTGCACGTTCGGGTGCGCCTGCCCGCCGCCGGCATTCTGCGTGGCTGTCGCCAGGTTGGCCTGAACCGAGCCCGTCGTGAGGCCGAGCGTGCCGCCGCTTGATCGCAGCACGTAATGGCTGTTCCCGCCGGAGTCGTAATTGTGGCTGTGCGCCGGGATCTGCGTGGTGGCGAGCGTGTGCACGTCGTCGCCGGCGGCATCGCCCAACGTGATGCCGTCCACGATGCCGAACCGCAGCGAGACACCTGTGGCCGTCGCCGTGGAATTAGCGGACAGGGTGATGGCCGTCCCGCTGGTGATCGTGGCGATGGTTGCGCCCGCCGGGATGCCGGCGCCGAACACTCGCATGCCGACGGCGAGGTTCGCCGTGCTGGACAGCGCTGTGACGCTTGCGCTGCCGCTGGTCGTGTTGCCGGTCAGCACCACGGTCAGGCGCTGAGCGTTCGTGCCACCCATATCGTCGCGGCCCGCCGCCACGCGCCCGCGCATGTCCGGCAGGTTGAAGGTGGTCGTGCCGTCGCCAGCACCCCAGACCGTGCCGATCGCCGTGAACAGCGCGGCATAGGTGGACCGGCTCACCGCCGAGCCGTCGCATAGCAGGTAGCCGGTCGGTGCCGCGGTGCCGGCGAACGGGAACAGCGCGCCGGCCGGCACGCCGCCCTGCACGGCCGGGACCTTGCTGTTGGCGTCCAGCGAGGGGATGCCGCTTGCCGCATCCTTCGCGCCGATGATGTTGTTGACCGCGTCGACGGCCTGCTTCAGGTCGGAGCGGGCCGCCGCCGGGCTGTCGGTGTCGGCGTCCAGGTTCGCTGTGCTGATCGTGCCGGTGGGCCAAGCCATGAAATATCTCCTGAAAAATTACGCTTCGCCGTAGCCGAAAATGTCGACGTCGACGGTGCCGGCCTTCGCCGTGCCGGCCGAATTGTAGAGGTTGATGGTCACCCCGCTGTTGGTCTTGGCGCTGACCTTGTAGGTGTCGCCGGTCGCGCCCCCCTGCGGCGTGACCTGGATCGTCCGCACCGCCACGAAGGCCGGCGAGAACGTGAGCGCGGTGCCGCCGCTGGCGATCGCCGCATCCTCGAAATGCAGGATGCGCTCGCGCAGGTCGAAGTAGGCCACCAGCCCGAACAGGTACGGGATCAGCTCGGGGTCCGTGCTGTTCATGCGGACCACGAAGCGGAAGTAGCGCGCCTTGTAGGTGCCCGGCGCGAAGTCCAGCGCCTGCGACCAGGTGCTGCCGTCGTCGGAGGTCTGGATCTGGACCTTCACCACCAGGCTGCTGGCAAAGCTCAGCGTGATGCCGCCGCCGTAGGTCGGCCAGGTCTTGGTGTAGGCGGTCCACGGCTTGGTCAGGTCGGCCCACGACGTCGTGGCGCCATTTATCGCGCCAATGCTGGCGTTCAGGCTGACCTGCACGGTCTGCTTCGACCCGAGGTCGATTGTCTCGCCAACGTAGACCGCATCCGACAGCGAGCCGGAATTCATCAGGATGCCCGTGCGCGACGATCCGGCGTCCCAGCTGGTGAAGCCGGACCAGTTGGCCAGGTCGCCCCATGCCACCGACGCGCTGAGGCTGTACGGCGCGCAGTTGGTGCAGCTGCCATTCCAGCCGCCGGTCGCCTCGTCGTGCGTCTTGGCGTTCAGGAATGCCAAGCTGTTCGTGGCCACCACCGAAGCCGCGCCCACGGACTGGTTGCCGGAGGTGTCGAACGCCTTGATCAGGAACGTGCCGCCGCGGAGGTGCTCGACGCTGAACCCGTTGGCACTGGTGGCGCCGACCGGGATGGCGCTGGTCCAGGCCTGCCCGAACCGGATCTCGTAGTGGTCGCGGTCAACGTCCGGCACATGCTGCCAGCTGAAGTTGAGCGTGTCGCCGGCGCGGCTCACCACGAAGCCGGTCACGTTGGACGGCGGCGCGGTCTTGCCCAGGATCGTGGTGGTGGCGGTGGCCGGCGAGGTCGAGCGCACGCCTACCGTGGTGATCGACCGCAGCGCCACGTAGACTGCGTCACCGTCGTTCAGGTTCTCGATATCGTAGGTGGTCTCGGCCTGCGGCGGCACCGTGATCCAGTTGGACTCGACGCCGATCCGGTACTGCAGCTCGTACTTCGCCACCGCCGTGCTGGCCGAGGCCTGCCAGCTGACGGTCAGGCGCGAGGTGACGCCGCGCGGCCCGATGTACAGGCTCTCGGTCAGGTTGATGCCCGTGGGCGCGGCCGGCGGCGACCACGCGCTTTCCAGCCGCGAGTAGTCCGGCACCTGCAGCGGCTGGTTGCGCTCGATGTAGTCGTACTTGCTGGGGTAGTGGCGCAGCGCCGTGATGCTGAACTGGTGGCCGCCATCCTGCTCGACCACGCTCAGCACCCGGAAGGTCTGCGCCTCGACGTCGTCGCCGCTGATCACCCAGATGGTGTCCGGGGCGCAGGCTGGCGCGCTGCCGACCGACCAGGTCAGGGTCGTATAGGTGCCCGCCGGGTTCTCGATGGTGGCCGTGGCCAGCTCGCCGGTGCTGGTGATCACGCTGACCGTATAGGTGACCCCGGCCGCCAGCGTCACCGGCGCGTCCAGCTGCAGCGTCGTGGCCGTGCGCGCAACCACCCGGCCGCCCATGCGGGTGCCGGACTTCAGGCGGTCGGCGATCAGGATCACGTCATTGGGCCGCGGGATGTTGCCCTCGAGGCCCGTGCCGAAGGTTACGGTCTCGTTCTCGTAGCGCTCCGTGTAGAGGATCCACTCGCCGACCCGGCGCGCCTGGCCCTGGCTGGTGCAGCCGGTGGCGACCACCTCGGTCTGGTTCACGAAGCCCATCGCCGCGATGGCCTCGTCGTCGCTGACGTACTCGACCTTGGTCCGGTACATATCGGCCGGGTCGTTCCAGGTCACCAGCGCCACGTTGTGGCGGGTGCGCAGGCCCGAGCCGGCATAGGTGAAGATGCCGTCCACCACGTTGGCGTTCGTGAACTGGTAGGTCGGCTCGGACGGCATGTCGGCCGCCGCCAGTACCGCGCTGGCGCCCCAGTAGGTGATGCCCCGGAAGGCCGCCGCGATGCTGGACAGCGCCGCGTAGGCCTGCTGGCGCGTCTGGATCTGGGTGTTGAAGGTGTAGCGCGGCTCCTGCCCGCCGCGGCCGTTCGGCACCAGCCCGTCGCAATACTGGCCGATCGCGTACAGCGCCCACTTGTCCAGCAGCTGCGCCGGCACGTAGTCGCCGACGCCGTAGCGGGCATTGGTCGCCAAGTCGTAGAAGATCCACGCCGGGTTGTTGGACCAGGCCACCTTGAAGGTGCCGTCCCAGATGCCGGTGTAGGTGCGCGCGATCGGGTCGTAGTTGCTCGGGACTTTGATCTTGATCCCGCGCACGTGGTAGCCGCGGACCGGGATGCCCTGGAACTGCTTCGAGGACATGCGCATGGCCACCAGCGCGCTGAGCGGGTAGCGCAGCTTCTCGTCCACGATCTCGGTGTAGCTGTCCCAGAAGGTCTGGTTCACCAGCGTGGCCGAGGTGCTGTCCGGGGTCACGCGCGTCACCCGCACGATATACGGCGGGCTGCCGAAGGATCGCAGGTTGATGATGTGCGAGCGCTGGTAGCGGCTCGTGGTCTTGCCGGTGATCGTCCCGGTCGGCACGGTCTGGCCGGTCGCCGCGTTGATCACCTCGACCGTGCCGGGCGACGCCTCGGTGGTGCTGACCAGCACGGCGCGCAGCTGGTAGACCGCGCTGGGCTGGCTGAATACCTCGAACAGCTGGGTCTCCACATAGCCGTCGCCGACAAACAGGCTCGATAGGCCGACCTGCACGCGCTGCTGGTAGCCGGTGTTGATCGTGGTCTCGCCGGCCGTCTGCCAGGCACCCGAGCCGGTGCGGAACTGCAGCGCGATGGTGGCCGTCTCGATCCTGTCCAGGTCGCCGTTCTTGCCGACGTTCGGGATCCACCGGATCGCCGCGCGGAAGTTCTCGCAGGCAACCGGCGTGGTGGTCCCGCTGAAGGAGACCCAGTTGCCGCCGCCGACATTGGCGTCCTTGAACGCGCCGCCATTGGCGGAAATGCTGATCTTGTACTGGACCGTCGCGCCATTGATGTTGCCGTTGGTCGTGTCGGTCTTGCTCAGCTGCGGCACGCTCAGCGTCACCCGGACCCGGTCGGTCTCCGAATTGGTGATCGCGCGCTCGATGGGCTGGCCGTTCTTGACCTCGACGCCGACCGACACCTCGGACTGCGTGCCCTCGACCATGCCGATCGCGCTCTGGCCCTCGGTGCCCGTGCGCGTCTCGACCGTGACGCCCTCGAAGTTGTAGCTGCCGTCGGCGTTCTGCAGCGGCACGTCGTCCAGGAACACCGACTGCAGGCCGTTCACCAGCCCCTCGATCTCGCCCTCGCTGATCAGGTCGAGGATCGTGGCGAACTGGTCCGACTTCAGGGTGTCCGGCGCCTCGACGGGCGCAGACCCGCCGCCGCCGCCCTTCCCGCCGCCCCCCGACCCGCGCAGGATCACGCCGCGAACTCCGACACGGTCTCGTAGCCCGTGCCGCCGCCCTTGCTGAAGCTCGGGCCGCCATAGGTGCCGGTGCCGCTGCCGCTGGTGGGCGTGCTGGTCGCCGTGTTGGACACCGTGAAGCCGTTGCTTAGGCCGGCCGAGATCACCGCCGAGCCGCAGACCAGCTCGCCATAGACGATCGGCACCGGCTGGCCCTGAGCCTGCGTGTTGACCGGGCCGCTGAACTGCGTGTTCGGGGTGTTCTCCGGCCTCTCCTTCGGTTCGCCGGTCTTCGGCATCGGCGTCAGCATCTGCGAGACACCGCCCAGCACCAGCGCCACGCCGATGTTGAACGCCAGTCCGGCCCAGGTCAGGGAGCTGGCGCTGGCCCAGATCGCCACGTTCAGGCCTGGCACGAAGGACAGGCCGATCAGCGCGATGCCGGCGAGGATGCCGCCGAGCGCGGACTTGCTGCCGGCGATCACCGGCGCGAACGTGAAGCTGCGTTCCGGGCCGAACCGCATCTGGCACTCGCGCTCCGGGTCCAGCGCCGGCTCCTTCCCGATAAGGATGCGGTAGTGGTTGCCCGGGGTCTCCAGCTCGGCGCGGAAGCCCTGCAGCAGCACGCACAGCGCGCGGATCGCCTCGGCCGGGGTATCGACGGCCAGCCGGTGGATGCGGCCGAACTTACGGCCGAGCGCCCCCGTCAGCCGGATCGTGCGCAAGTCGGAGGCGGAGGCGAGTGCGGTCACGGTAGAAGCTCGTGTAGAACTCTTGGCAGGAAAGACGGCCGGTCAGGTGGTGCAGTATTACGTTGTCCCGGACCAGCACCGCCCCATGGTTGCAGACGTTCGCGCCGATATTCATCAGCAGAATATCACCCGGCTTTGTTTCAGCGCCATCCGGCAGGGCAACAAAGCCGGCCCTGGCGTAGTTCTCGATGTAAAGGTTCTGGCCCTTGTGCCACCAGTCGTCCTCGCGCTCGAAGTCCGGCAGCTGGATCCCGCGCTCCTGCGCGTACCAGTCGCGGATCAGCGTGAAACAGTCCATGACGCCGTGGACGAACGGGCGCCCCACCAGCGGCGTCGGCCCGGCCGCCGGCAGGCAGACCATGTCCGCCGCGCCGCCGTCCGCCGGGATGCCGAAGATCCACCAGGTGAGCCCGCTGGCCCGGTGCGCGGCCTCGTCCATGCCGCTTGGCTGCGCGGTGCCGTCGGGGTGGGAGTGGACCACGCCCACCACCTCGCCCAGCCCCTCGGCCTCGGCGAACTGCTCCGCGCTGATCACGAAGTCCCGCAGCGGGTCGCGGGCCACGTTCTCGCACATGAACAGCCGGGGCTTGCCGCGGCTGACATAGATCAACCCGCAGGCCTCGTGCGGGTAGGCCGCACGCGCGCACGTCAGGAAGGCGTCCAGCGCCGGCTGGTAGTCCACGGTCATCGCCGGATCAAGCCAGCTGCTGGGAACGCACCCCACGGAAGTTCGGCGTTCGACCCGAACCGCAGCTTGCACCCGCTCAGGCGCTTGCTGCAGCGATCCAGCAGCGCCGAGCTGGTCGGCTGATCATTCACGTCGGCCACCGGCGGGCCCGCGTAGCCGCAGCCGTCGCCGCGGTAGCGCCAGCCGCAGACGTTCGCCACGATCTGCCGGCGCGGGATCGTGACCCCCTCCAGGTCGATCGGGCTGCCCAGCTCGAACTCGATGATCGCCTGGTTCTCGGTGGTCTTCTGCGCGATGTACCAGGTCTCGTCGTCCAGGTGGCTGTTCGGGTCGGCCGTCGGGTTGAATGGCGCCAGTGTGTAGACCGCCAGCGCGCCGGTGCTGGTGTCCATGTCCAGCGCCGGCAGGTCGGAGATCGCGCCGCCGCTGGTGACGGTCTGCAGCTCGGTGCTGGTCAGCGCGCGCGACCAGTAGCGGTGCCGGCTGATCGTGCTGTTCAACCACTCGCCGGACGCGCCGCGACCGATCATGGCGCGGTCCACCGTCGGGATGCTGGCGCTGGTGTCGCTCTGCACCGCCCCGCCGTTCAGGCAGCCGCGGATATCGTTCGCCGCGTAGCTCAGCGCCGCGCGGAACTGCGTGCCGGCAGTCAGCGTGCCAAGCGCCAGGCTGGCCTGCGTGACGCCGCCGGCGATGACCTCGGCTTTCAGCGCGCCGCCGGCCTCCATGCGGAAGCGGATGACGTTGTTGGTGCTGTTGTCGTTGTAGCTGAGCAGCGTGGCCGCCTGCGCCAGACTGGCCGGAGCGCGCGCGGTGACGGTAAGCCCGCCAGCCGTCGCGCTGTAACCGATGGCCGAAAGGCTGGTCGACGTTTCGTTGTCGGCCGCCCGGGTGACGGCGGTCGTGGTGGTGGGGATGTAGCTGCTGGCGGTTGAATTGTTCTCGATCTGGCCGCCCGTGATTTCCACTGTGAAGTCGTAGGCTGTCGCGTTGGCGGCCGTGAAGCGCAGCTCAAACCACTGTTGCTGTACTCCTGCGTAGGCAATGGTATAAGGCGTTCCCAACAATCGCGCAGCAGAAAGTGATGGCGCGGTATTGATCTTTCCGGATGTGGTATTGCCCAAGCTTGTCGAATTAACTGCCTGAATGCCTAGCTGCGATGGACTTGTTCCTGAAACGATCCTCGCAAAGCACGAAGATACATAGGTCTGTCCGACTGTGGCTACGTAGGTCTGTGAGATGCGAATCCGGAACGTGCCGGAAGCCGTAGTGGTGCCGTACACGCGCACGCGGCAGCCGCCCAGCACCGGGTCAATGTTCGTCGCCAGCACCTCGACCGTCAGGCCGAGCGCGGCAGGAACACTCCAACCAGTCGGCAGCGCGCCACCGCTTCCCACTATCCCGACCGTGCCATCGCTGCATGTGCTATTCGGCAGCAGGTTGGTGCGCTGCTCCTCCACCAGCAGCCCGCGCACCACCCCCGTGCCCGGCTCGCAGTCGATGCGCGCCGCATCCACCGCCGCCGACTTCAGCAGGCCGTCCGTGCCGTAGTAGGTCGCCGTGGTCGAGCGCGCGAACGTCAGCGCGCCGGGCGTGGACTGCTTGGCCACCGGGAAGTTCACGGCGTCCAGGTACTTCACCATCGTGCGCCGGCGGATCACCTTCGCGCCCAGCAGGTCTACCTCCTGCAGCAGCGCCGAGATCGTGCCGTTGACGTTGGCGATCGCCAGGCGCGGCCGCGGCAGCTTCTGGCTGGACACCTCGAAGCCGCTGGCCTGCACCGGGAACGGGACGAACGTCGTGCCCTGCCAGACCACCGGCTGCCGCAGCCCGTTCGTGCCGGCGTGGAAGTGGTAGAGCCCGCCGCCCTGCGCCGTCGCGTCGATCGTGAACAGCTCGATCCAGGCGCCAGCGTTCTGCTTGTACAGCTCGCCGAGGATGGTCACGACTCGAATACCTGCTCGAAGGTGGCCTGCAGGCCGTTGACGTTGAATTTCTCCAGCCGGCTCGACCACTCCCGGCACACGAACTTCCCGGCCACGCCGCGCGGCGTCGTCCAGTCGAAGGCCTCGATGCCGCCACGCGCCGACAGGAAGCCCTCGATCAGCGCGATCTCGGCGTCCGTCCGGTTCTCGAACGTCAGCGCCCAGCTCTGCGGCTGCGTGTTGATCCCGTCCGCCGTGCGCTGCTCGTACCCATCGCCGAACTTCACCGCGTTCACGCGCGGGCGCACGGTCATCTGCGCCGAGAAGTCGGGGATGTAGCTGAACGTCGCCATGGATTACCTCGCCGGGGCCAGCAGGCCGCCCAGCCGGCGCTCCTGCACGATGATCTCGCGGACCTTCGCCCCGATCAGTTTACCAAGCCGCGCGGCATCGCCGTCGGGGCCGGTGGTGGTGGTCTGGCCGTCGGCCGACACGTTGACCGCGATGCTCACGTCGCCGCCACCCATCCGACCCAGCTGGTTGTTCGGGGTGATCCGCCCGCTCTGCGCCGGGGTGAAGATCTCCGGCCCGTTCTCGCCGACCAGGTACGCGCTGCCGCCAGCAACGCCGCCACCCAGCGCGCGGGCGCCTTTCAGCGCATCGCCAAAGGCCGGGAACCTGACGCCGATCGCGTCGAGGATCGGCTTCATGATCATGGCGCGCACCCACAGCCGCAGCAGCTCCTTCAGGATGTCCGCCACGAACGCCTTCATGTTCAGCTTGCCGGTGCTGAAGAACTCGACCAGGGCGTCCTCGGTCTTCTTCAATGTCTCGCCAACGAACTGCTGCGTCGCGCTGAACGTATCGCGCACGCTGTCGTAGTAGTCCTTCAGGCCCTTGCGCCCACCGGCCAGCCAGTCGCCCTTCATCGCATCCCGGCGCTTAGCCTCCTCCTCGGCTTCCTTGCGCTTGGCCTCGATCAGCTTCTCCAGCTCCTCGCGCTCCGCCGCGGTCGCGTCCTTGCTGAGCCGGCGCAGCTCCAGCGAATACTGGCGCGCGATGTTGCTGAGCTGCACCTCCAGCGTGGACATGCCGATCTGCTCGGTTTCCAGCCGCATGGCCTCGATCTGGTCGTCCAGCGCCTCGGTGGTGTCGCGCAGCAGCTGCGTGAACTGCGCGGACCGGCGCGCGTCGTATGCCGCCTCCAGCGCCGCCTTCTGCTTCGCCAGCTCCTCGGGGCGCTTCGCCAGCACGCCCGATTCCAGCTCCGCCACGGCGATCGCCTTCTCGCGCTCGGCCGTGGTCATGCCGATGGCGCCGGCCTCCGCCAGCAGCGCGGCGACGCGCTTCTGGTTCGACTCGACGGCGCTGTCGAACTGGCGCTGCTCGCGCGCGGCGGCGCTGTCCGCCTTCTTCTTGGCGTCATCCTTCGCGCGGGAGTCCTGCAGGCCCTGCAGATAGCGCTGCAGGGCGTCCGAACTGGCCGGGGCGGGAGCGCCACCAGCTGCCGCCGCGCCGGGCACCACCTTCTTCGCCGCAGCCTTGGCGGCCTCGTCCTGCCGGGCATAGAAGTCCCGGATCTTGGCCTCGACGCCCAGCAGCTCCTGCTGCAGCTTCTGCTCCGCGCCGCCAATGTCGATCAGGACGAAGCGCTGGCGCTGGCGCTCCAGTCGCGCCTTCACGTCGTCGCGCTGCCGTTCCAGCCTGACAATGTCGTCGTTCGACGGGCCGTAGATCGCGGCAGCAGCCTCCTCGCCGGCGAACTTCGCCAGCCCACCGAGGTAGGACAACAGCTCGGCTACCTTGATGACGGCCGCGGCCGCACCCTCGGCGATCGCCGCCAGGCCCTCGCGGAAGCCTGGGTCGTTGAACTTCTCCGCCAGACTGGTCAGCGTCGGCAGCAGGTCGGCCGAGATCTGCACGAACAGGCCGTTGAACTGGCCCTTGATGATCTCCAGCGTGTCGTTGAACTGGTCCGCCGCCTGCGCCGTCTCGGTGCTGATCGTCATGCCCAGCTGGTCGGACAGCCGGTCGAACTTCTCGAGCCCGTCCGAGCCCTCCATCAGCAGCGGGATCAGGTCGGCGCCAGACTTGCCGAACAGCTCCATCGCCAGCGCCGCGCGTGCGGACGGGTCCTTCAGGTCCACGAAGCCGTCGGCGATGCGCTTCAGCACCTGGTCCGGGCTCAGCTTGCCGATCTCCGACAGGCTCAGGCCGAACGCCTTCAGCAGCGCGATCTGCTGCTCGCCGCCCTTCTGCGCCTCCAGCTGGACCTTGGACAGCTTGATGATGCCCTTCTGCAAGCCGTCGAGGTCGGTGCCGGACGACTGCGCCGCGATCTTCAGGCGCGACAGGGCCTCCACCGACACGCCGGTGGTCTTGCTCATGTCGTTCAGCGCGTCGGCGTAGTCGATCACGCCCTTGATCTGGGCGACCAGCACGCCGACGCTCAGCGCGCCGCCGAGGCCCGCCAGCGCCGAGGCCGTGCCCAGCGCAGCACCGGCCAGGTTCTTCACCTGGCCGGCGAACCGGATCACCTGCTCCTCGCCCTTGACCTTGGCAACGATGTTGAACAGCGAGTCGAAGTTTAGCGCCATGCCTCAGTCCTTCTTCTCGTTCAGCACCGGCAGGGCCGCGTATTCCATGACCTGAATACTATCGAAAATCTCGCGCGGATTGTCGGTCCGCAGCATCCGCAACACCGCTTCGACCGCCGTGTAGTCGAGGCCGAACACCCCGCCCATCGCGCCGAGGCGCCATTGCGTGGCAAGCCGCAGGAACACCTCCACGGCCGGCCAGTTCTCCTCGAACACTTCGAACAGCTCCGGCTCGGACAGCAGCCGGTCCCGCACGTCTGCGGGCGCCGGGAACATGGCGAGGTCCTCCTCCAGTTCCCGGGTGTCGCCCCTGCCGCCGCGCGCCCAATGGACGGCGGCGGCTTCTAGTTTTTTGCGCGCGCCCCGGTGATCGAGTCACGGAACGCGGTCAGGATCGCCGCGCGCACCGGCGCCCAGTCCAGCAGCGTGTCGAGCGCGCCATCCGAGAACGGGACCGCGTCGCCGCTGTCGTCCACCACGCCCTTCCAGCCGGCGACGATGGCCTTGCACTGTGCGAGGCCGGTTTCGTCCTGGCTCTCCAGCGCCTTGATCTCGTCCAGGGTCAGGCGGCGGAACTCGACGTCGAACGTGCTCTTTTCGAACTTGCCGCCGTCCGCCGGCATCAGCACCGTCACCGGCCAGGTGTAGGTGCTGCTCTGGGTCATCTTGAACATCGGGCCTCCGTTGGGTGGTAGATCAGGTGAACAGGAACTTCAGCTCGTCGTTGCCCGTGCCGCCCGGCATCAGCGCCAGGTCGAACTGCAGCATCTGGACGCCGTCCAGCTCCGCGTAGGTCGGCTTCACGATCGAGATGGCCGGCGCGTCGATCTTGACCTTGTTGCCGGCCACGGTGCCGTGGGTGACGGTCAGCGCGCCCGGGGTGTTGTTCTTGGCGATGGTGAACCAGTCCTTCGCCGTGACGGTCGTGGCCTCGATCTGCAGCTGGCCGGTCGCCTTGCGGTCGGTGATCAGCACCTCCTCGGTGCCGCCGACCAGCGTGCGGTGGACCACCGTGTTGCCGACGTCGAAGCTGAACTGCGAGGCCACCGCCGAGTAGCCGTGGAACGTGAATGCGGTGGTGTTCAGGTTGTTCACCGCCAGCGGGATCGTGGTGGTGTAGGTCGGCGTCGGCGCGACGGTATCGGTCGCCGCGGCCCAGCGGCCGGTCATGCTGAACTTGATCACCGGGATCTGCTTGTTGTTCAGCTCCACGGTGTAGGTGCCGCGCGCGCCGGTCAGCTTGTGCAGCACGCCGTCCACGTTCACGTAGATGGTGCAGCTCTCGAAGCTGGCCGACACCGGGGCGTAGGCCACGCTGGTGCTGGCCACGACGGTCTCCGCCATCGCGCAGGCGCGCAGCAGCGGGCCGAACTGCGGCGCCGTGCCAGCGGTTCCGGAACCCATCAGCTCGCACTCGAACTCCACCATGATGCGCGCGGCTGCGGTGATGCGGTCGGAGTTGCCGAGGTACGGGCGGATCAGGTCGCGCTCGGCGACGTCGCTCTCCATCGGCATTACGTTGACGTTGCGGACCAGGATCGCGTTGGCACCCAGCGGCGACGCATCGGTGCCGTAGGTGGTCTCGATCTTCGCCAGGATGATCTTCTTTCGGGCGAGCAGCGCCATGGTTTACTCCTCGGTCTCGGTATCGGTCGGCGCCGGTTCGTCCGGCGTGGTTTCGCTCGCCGGCGGCGCGGTGCGCTCGCGCAGCGTGCGCTTGTTGGTCTTGGGGTCGAGCAGGTAGGAGCCGCCCTGCCCTTCGTGTTCGTCGGTCTTGGTCATGCGCTCAGGCTCTCCCATGCGTGCCGGTACAGGACGTCGAACTGCATGGTCAGCACGATCGCGTCCTCGTTCGCGCCGTCCATTTCCCAGCTGTGGGCGCCGGGGGTGACGTCCATCGTCCCGGCGATCCCGGCCATGACCGTCGCGTAGACGGTCTCGGCCACGTCGTCGGTGGCGGCCTCGGTGTCCACCGACATGACGTCCACCGCGAAACTGAGGCGCGAGTTGACCGGGCTGCCGGCGACGCCGCCGACGAACTCCGGGTTGTCCACCAGCGGGCGCACCACGACGGCCTTGGCCTGTCCCGCGGCATAGGCCTCGTGGCGGTTGCGCGCCACGGCGGCACTTGGGAGCGCGGACGTCAGGCTCGCCGTCACCGCCGCAAGGATGGTCTCGCGCTTCGTGGTCACAGCTTCCTCGCCGTCAGTTCCTTCACCTTGCCGTCACCGACCAGGCGAACCTCGCGCACCACGTAGGTGGTCGAGCCGATCACCACCTGGCCGTCCTTGGCGATGCCCGGTAGCTCGGCGGCCGGCAGAGTCAGCTTGAAGTCCGTCGAAAGGACACGCCCACCGAGTAGGTCCTCGGTGGGCGCATCGATCAGGACCTTCGCGCTATACGCGCCCCACGTGGCCTGCTCGCCGAAGTCGGCGAAGAACACGTCCATGTCCTCAGCCAGCGGCATCGTCGGCCTTCCGCTGCGCCTTCTTCTTCGGGGGAGTGTCCGTGGCCGCTGGATCCTCCCAGCGGCCACAGCCCAGCACCACGATCTCCTCGGCGTCGGCCTGGCTGATCTCCTCCGGCACGTTGACCAGCGCCCCCTCAGCGAGGGGGAGCGGGCCGCACTGCACATGCGAGAGGATCAGGAGCCGGGCCACGGTCAGGACACCGCGGTCTGGATCAGGTAGCCGGCGTCGACGCCAGCGATCACCGGGGCTTCCGAGCTGGTGACCGGGAAGTACCACGACTTGCTGTTGCGGTCGTAGTACGGCTCCTCGACGATCGGGTAGCCGCCCAGGTTGTAGGTGTAGCCGTAGGTCGGCGCACCCATGTCACCCAGCGAGCCCAGCTCGGTGTAGGCCAGCACGACGTCGGTGCCCCACACGTCGCTGAACGCGCCGGCATCGCTGGCGTAGATCGCGCCGCCGGCCAGCACGCGGTCGACGCCGAACAGCGCCGCCAGGATCTCGGGCGTCGCCACGTCGCGGCCGGTGTACTTCATGCGGTCCACGATCTTCGGGTGCTGGCGCAGCGACGCCATGACCTTGGCGCCCATGACCAGGGTGTTCGGGTAGCGGCCGATCTTCGCGCGGATCGCTTCCTTCGCCGTCTCGACGTCCTTGATCGGGTCGCTGGTGCCGGTGAAGTCGGACCAGCGCGCGGTGCTGGTCAGCGTGGTCTTGTTGGCCGCGTTGTACAGCGCGGCGTTGCGGGCCAGGTCGGCCTGCGCCTTTTCCAGACGCAGGCGCATGATGCGCTGCACCTTGCGGATCGCCATCGCCGCGGCGTCGATCGTGAAGCCGTTGGCACCGCTGCCGGCTTCCTGCTGGATCTCCAGCGGGAGCGCGCCCTCCAGCGAGTAGTCGACCAGGGCGAAGTTGCTGCCCGCATAGCCGAAGCTCACGCGCTTGGTGTTCTCGCCCGGCGCGCGCGCCGTCGAGTACAGCATGAAATCTTCCTTTCCGAAGGTGATGATCTTGCCGGCGCGCTGGCCGACGGGAACCTGCGGGAACAGGGCAGCACCGATGAACTCGTGGTTGGTGTAGCCCTGGGCGACATTGGTCAGAACCGGGTCGATCACCCGGGCCTGCGAACCGTTCATGGCCGGCATTGGCGTGTTTCCTTGTAGTTGGTCAGTTGGAGAGCAGCAGGACTTCGATCACGTCGCCGTCCGCCGCGGATGCCGAGCCGACGTAGCGGCCGATGGCCACGCCCGCCGACTTGGTCACCACCTTGGTCACGGTCGAGCCGACCTCGACCAGCGCGCCCGGCGCGATGCTGCCGCCGGCGATCGCCAGCGCGGTGCCCGCCACGGTGACCGGGACGCGGTCGCCGGAGTTAGTGGCGATCTCGGCGAAGCCCACGGCGTTGCCGGCAGCGGTCGCCGGGGCGCCGGCCGCGGTGACGGCCTGGTACTGCGCGATGTTGGCGCTGGCGGTGAAGCCGAGCGTCAGGAGCTTGATGTTGGTAGCGGCCATGGTTCAGTTGTCCTTGGAAACGGCCTTGACGGCGGTGAGGTAGTCGCAGCCGTGCTCGGCCGCGTAGGCCTTGGCGGCGGCGTCCAGCTGGGCGCGGTCGGCGTTCACCGGCAGGCCCGAGCTGTGGCGGGTGTCGGCAGCGGCCGGCTGCTGGTCCTGCTCGGCAGGGGCGGCCGCGACGGGCGGCTGCGCATCGGCGAAGCGCGCATTGCCGGCGGCTTCGACGCGGGCACGCTCGGCCGCCAGGATGGCGACGGCGGCCTCGGGGCCGGTGGTCTTGCCGTCGAACGCGAGGGCCTCGATCAGGTCCTCGTGGCCGGCCAGAGCCTGCGCACGCACCGCCAGGATGCGGTCACGCTCGGCGGCGGAGCCCTCGGCGCGCAGCAGGGCTGCGGCTTCGGCGTTCTCGGCCGCGAAGGCGGCGGCCTGTTCCTGCGGGGTCATAGCGGTAGCTCCCATGAACTTGCCGCGCATCGCGGCGGATTTGCTGCTTTCGGACAGTCGCGCGATCAGCCCCTCGAGGGTGCCGGCGCTGTCCACCATGCCGCGCGCCAGGGCCTCTCGGCCCGTGAAGGTCGCGCCCTGGCCGTACTTCGCCAGGACGTCCTCGACCGTGACGCCGCGGTTCTTGGCCACCGCCTCCACGAAGGCATGGCCCATGTCGTCAACCAGCTGCTGCAGCTGGCTGGCGCCGGCTTCCGTCTCCGGGCCGGCGTTCTTGTTCGGCGACATGCTGGACACGAAGCTGTAGCTCCGCTCGCCCGGCTTGCCGTCGGTGACCTTCACGTTCAGCATCGCGCCGATGCTGCCGACCAGCGCCATCTCGTCGGCCACGATCTCGTCGCAGGCCGAGGCCAGCCAGTAGGCGGCGCTGCAGGCTTGGCCGCCGACGTAGGCCACGATCGGCTTCACGCCACGGATGGCCGCCACCTGCTTCGCCAGCTCGTTCAGGCCGCGCACCTCGCCGCCCGGGCTGTCCAGCACCAGCGCGATCGCCTGCACCGTCGGATCGTCCACCGCCGTGCGCAGGTCCGTCGCCAGCGTCGAATAGGCAGTCGCGCCGCTGATCTGCGTGAACATGTTCGCGTAGCGGAACAGCGGACCGCTGACCGGGACCATCGCCACGCCGTCGCGCACGCTCACCGCGTGGGTGTTGCCCAGCGGGCGGCCCAGCTTCTGCTCCAGCGCCTCGATGTTGCCGGCGAACTCGTGCTCGCGCTCGGCCACCGCGCAGATGGTCTCCAGCGCGTCCGGCCGGATCGCCCAGGCTTCGTTCGCAATGAAGTGCAGAGCTGTGCGCTTGGTCATGCCGGAAAAACTACTTGCCAGGCCTGTATCACTTCAATGCGTTGCTGCAACTATTGGCAGGCCGCCAAGTCACGCCAGCGCGATCTGCTTGTCGCCCCACCCGGCCCAGCGGTGAATGTCGCGCCACGCCGTCGGCCGCACCGGCACCGGGTTCTCCGGGTCGGTGCTGTCGTAGTCGTCCGGGGCCACCGCCAACCAGGCCGCCTCGTTCAGCGGGCAGCCGTCCACCGGCGTGCCGTCCTCGTGCCAGGCTCCGATCGCCACCGGGTCGCGGCCCATGGCCGTGAGCCCGGCCAGTGCCTTGATCAGGTTCGCCTCCTCGCCGATGCCGTCCACCAGCAGCCGGCCGTCGCGCTCGTTGACCACGCGCCACTGCGCGTAGGCTTGAAACGCTCCCGCCTGCTCGGAGGTCAGCAGCGGGCCGCGCATCGAGAACACGAAGGTGATCATGCCTCAGTCCTCGGGATCCTCGGGATCCTCTGGATCCTCGGGATCCTCTGGATCCTCGGGATCGGGCGGCGCCTGCCGCGCGGGCTGCGCCTGGCCGGCCGGTTGGCCGGGCGCCGCGGCCGGCGCCGGCGCGGCATTGAGCCCGTCGCGGTCGCGCGCCTCCTTCACGCGCACCGCCTCGCGGTGCTTCGTCTCCCAGTCGCCGCCGTCGTAGGCGACGATCTCCTCGGGCAGTGTGGTCAGGCCGATATCCATGCGCTCGCGCGCGGCCGCCGCTTCCTTCGCCGGGTCGATCGAGCCGGGGCCGTCGCCGGACCACGCCGCGCCCGACCAGGCCTTGCGCAGGATCGGGTCGGCAAAGAAGCCGGGCGCCGTGATACGGCCCAGCGCCACGGCATCGGCCAGCCATTCCTCGTAGATCGGCTGGCAGAAGTAGCTCGCCAGGAAGTCGCGCCGGATGCGGAAGCCGCGCCAAGCGTCCAGCAGCGAGGCGCGCGCGGCGCTGTAGCTGCTGTTGAACTTCTTGGCCAGCACCTCGTAGGGCACGTTCAGCGCCATGCCGACCTGGCACAGGAAGGACTGGAAGAACGGGTCGAAATTCGGGTTCGGCCGCGCCATCGCCGCCGACTGGACCTCCTCGCCAGGCAGCAGGTTCACCGCCTGGCCGCTGCGCAGGCTGCCGTCCCACTGCTTCGCCGCGTCCAGGATCGCGCCCTGGCTGCTGTCGTCGAACAGGTCCTGGAACGCTTCGGGGTCCATCTTCACGAACATGGCGAACGCCGCCGAGTTGACCGCGGCATCCACCTCGGCGTTCGCGTAGCGCGTCATCTGCTTGACGATATCGATGATCGGCGCCAGCCACGGCACGCCGCGGGTCTGGCCCGGGCGCAGCATGCGCATCAGGTGGATCACCTGCAGGCGATCAGCAGCGCCGCGCACCGCCACGCGCGACCACTTCGTGTCCTTCGTGTTGACGTAGCGGCCCGGGTGACGGTCGGCCACATGGACTGCAACCGGCGCGCCGCCGGCGGCTGCGCGCTCGATGCCCTGCACCAGTGTTTCGGTGTCAGCCTTGCCGTCCGGGTTGCTGACCCGGTCGGCCTCGACCACCTGCACCACGATCCGGTGCGGCCAGTTGGGCCGGCGCACCTGCGGCAGCAGCGCGAAGCTGTCGCCGCTCTCCAGCATCGAACGGTAGGCGAGGTCCTGCAGGCCGTAGAAGTTCAGCTTCTCGGCCGCGTCGCAATACGTGCTCTCGCACCACAGCCGGAACTCGCGCTCCGCCTTGGCCTGCCACTCGGCCGCGGCCTCGTCGGTCATGCCCAGCAGCGCGGCTTCGATGCGGCTCTGCATCGTGAGCCCGGTGCCGACCACGTGCGCGACGTTGGTCTCGATCGCGCCTCCGGCCACCGGCGAGTTGCGCACTAGGTCGCGGCTGCGCGCGCGCAGCTCCTTCAGCGATCCAACCGTGTCGGCGTCCGCGCTGCCGTTGCCGGGCAGCCAATGGGCGAAGCGGTCGGCGTAGCTGGCGCCGGAGTAGCCGCCGGACATGGCCGTGGCGACGCGCGCATGGTGGCGCCGCAGCGCCCAGGTCGGAGAGACGGCCGAGATGGCGCGCTCCAGCAGGTTCGGTTTCGGTACGGCGGTCTTGGCCATGTCAGAAGCTCGGGCGCGGAACGATGGCGCGGCGGCGCCCGGATGCGCTTGCCTGCAGCTCGGTGACCCGCTTGTTCCAGGTATCGATGCCGGCCTGGATCGCCGCGAGGTCGGCGCGCCGCAGCTCTCGCTCGCCGATCTTGTAGGACTGGCCGGACAGGATCGCGGTCTCTGCCGCCAGGTATTCGTCCAGTTTCGCCTGCGCTTGCGCGAGCGTGATGCCTGCCATAGTCCCTCCGAATGGGCCCGAGTCTAACCCGCGCGCTGTTTCACTGCTTTCCTTTGCTGCGACATTTCAGCTTCAGGTTCCGGTAGACCGTGACCCGGGACACCCCCAGCTCCGCCGCGATCTCGGTCACCCGCTTGCGCTTGCTCAGGCCGGCGTTGATCTGCGCCAGGCGTGCCTCGCGGTCGGTCGGCGCCGTCGGCAGGATCGCCACGCGCTCGCCACCGAACCGCTGCCGGATCTGCGCCTCGAGCGTCGCCAGCGCCGACGGCTCAACGCCGCCGACCTCCGAGACCAGCCCCAGCATTTCCGCCACAAAGTCGCGCCGCGCCATCTGCGCACCTCCGATTGCACGCCAGACTATAGCCCAATTCGCTCGTGTGCCTGCCAATGCTTTGCACTACTGCCCGCCGCGGCGCCACCCGGCCAGCGACAACCCGCCACTCCGCGCGCCTGTGGCCTGCACCTGGGCCGGCTCCGGCGCGGCCACCACGGCCGCGACCTGCGCGGTCAGGCCAAGCCGGCGGCGGAACTGCTCCCACATCGTCGCGCGGTTGTGGCGGGTGTAGACGAATTGCAAGGCACTGTACGCGTAAACCTCCACGTCCAGCGCCTCGTTGCGCTCGTGGTCAGGCTTCCACCAGACCTTTTTCGGGAAGCCGTTGATCCACTTCGTGCGCTGCTTCTCCGCGGTCAGCTGCTTGTAATACTCGGCCGGCAGGCCGACCGGCCAGTGGTATGCGCCGGGCCCGGACGCCTCGCTTTTCAGCCGGCCGTAGATCAGCGTCTTGATCGTGTCCGAGCCCACCGGGTACAGCTCGACGCCGCGCTTGATCGACTGCCCGCGCAGGTTGATGTCCTGCTTCGTCGGCTTGCCCAGCGCCACCTTGCCCGGCTGGCTCTGGCCCTTGATCGCCAGGAAGTTGCGCTTCTTGTGCTTGCGGCAGAACGCGTAGACCTGGTGCGTGCTGTTGCCGTCGCCCGAGTCGATCGCCGCCGCAGCCGTCACCAGCCGGCCGCCGCTGGCGTGCTCGAACTCCATGGACAGGACGTCCAGCACCTGGTCCCACAGATCGTCGCGGTACGGATCGCCGTGGACCACCGTGTAGTTGACCAGCCAGCTCTCCTCGCCGACACCCCATGCGCGCTGCACGATCTCGATGCGGTTCGGCTGCACGTCGACGCCGGCGGTGACCACCAGCCCGCCATCCGGCACCGTCATCAGCGGGTAGTGCTCGGCGCGCTTGCCCAGGCCCTCGGCGTCCAGCCGCGCGGCGTAGGCCTCCTCGAAGGTCTCGCCCAGCGTGGTGTTGACGAACACCTTCAGTTTCGCCGGGTCCGATGCAGCCTCCTCGAACTCCCGCAGGATCTCCACCCACGACTTCCAGCCGGCCGGCGAGTACAGCGAATTGATGTGGAAGCCGCGCGTGACACCATCGCCGGGCGCGGTCGCCTGCCACTCGCCATGCTCCAGCAGCCAGGTCTTGTGCCGCTCCTCAATCAGCCCGCCGCAGCCCTCGCACAGGTAGCCGGCGCGCGTCTTGGCGTCATCGATCCAGACCAGCCGGTAGACCTTCGCCCGGCTCTCGTCCTGGTCGCCGTCGAACCCGCGCCAGCGCAGCCATTGCATGTGCGCGCAGTGCGGGCACGGCACGAAGTAGCGGCGCTGGTCCGACTTCAGGAACTCCCGCTCGATCTTCGAACTGTCCTTGACCGTCGGCGTCGAGGTCATGAACACCTTGCGCCGGCTGAACGTCGTGGTGCGCTTCTCCGCCAGCGCGACCGGGTCGCCCTCCCCCTCCACGTCGCCCGGCCAGGCGTCGACCTCGTCCATGTACAGGAATCGGATCGGCATTGATCGCAGGCCTGCCGCCGAGTTGGCGCCTGTCATCATCAGCACGCCGCCCTGGAATTGCTTCATCAGCAGCGAGTTGCCGCTGTCGCGCGACCGCGACGGCGCGATGCGCTCGGCCAGCACCGGGCTTTCCTCGATCATCGGCGCGATGCGCTGCTTCGACGCCTTCTGGGCGATCTCCACCGTGGGCAGGACGTACAGGAACGGCGCCGGCGCGTGGTGGATCACGTAGCCCAGCCAGCAGTTCCCGCCCTCGGTGTTGTGGGTTGGAATCATCCCACGACCGGCCAAGAACAAATGGCGCTCGTTATCCACCAGTATGCACCTGGTCGGAACACTATTAACTAGCCGAACATCAACAATCCTTCTGCGATCAGTTTCTGAAACCCTTCGCCCATCCCGTGACGGAAGCTTTTCCGCCTTTCTGCGCAGCCTGAATATTTGCTTGTCGTTATAACAAACAAATGAAACCCTGAACGCGTTGCAGCTCTTGCTCTTATATACGCTAGGCTTTATTCCAAGTGACCTGGCAAGTTCTACAAAATCCTCCATAAGGCGACGGGAGGCCGTGCAGAATTCAGATCGCCCATTGTCCGCAATGTACCCATCTGTATCCATTAGCCCCTGAATCAACATGATTCGCTGCTCATAGCTTGCGCGAAGGTAATCTGCAGGGATGTGTTTGTTCCCGATCAAACCATATGCCAATAGCCTCCTGTGCAGCGTGTCCTGTTCCTCACGGATAACGGGGTCCATGCTTTTCCCGTAGGCGTACTTCATCGTCCGCTGCTTACCACACTCCTTACATGCCCCGTTCTTTAGCCTTCCAACAAGTTCCTTGTTGTGTCCACGCTTGCATGTCTTGTGATGTATTTTTCGATCAATAATGTAATTGACTACATTTTCAGATCGCTCATCAATCTTTCGAACTTCGACGGCATGACCTGCGGCTCGGATGTATTCTGCAATCTCTACATCTGAGACGTGAGAGGTTACTTGTGCAGCCATTGAATTACCGTCCCCAAGCCAAACCCCAAGGACGTAAGGATTAATTGAAAGAATTTTTGGCTCGCACTCCAACGGCTTGGTTACGTCGATGGCGTACCTATTCCTGTTCCCAGCCTTAAAGTTTTTTGCAATGTCTTTTGTGCGCAGTGTTTTCAGGCCGTAATTCTTGCCGGGGCAGTCATCCACTACCCACAGGTGATCTGCGTCAGCAATGATTTCTTCGCCGTCGCTGAAGCGGACGGCGTAGCAGTCGTGTCCAGTGAAAATTTCCGATACGCCGATAACCATTGTCGGCTTTCCGTCTGCGTCAAACACTGAATCGCCGACGCGGATATCCCCCATCGTTGTCCAGCCAGAAGGCGTCGGAATTGGCGTATCCAGAGCAAGCGCCTTGCCGATCTGCGCGCCCGCCATGAACACGATGCGCTGGCAGGGGTCATAGACCGACAGGCTGTCGAGGATGCCGCGCAGGTACGGCGTGCGCGACGTGCGCCAGCGGCCCGGCTCGGCCGACGCCTTGTTCGACAGCATGCGGTGGGTGTCCGCCCACTCGCTCACGGTCAGCGTCGGGTCCGGGGTCAGGCCCTCGGCGAAGCCCTGCCAGTAGATGCCGCCATCCATCAGGCGCCCACCAGCTCGCGCAGCACGTCGCGGATCTCGTCGTCCAGTCGCGCGCTGACCTTTGCCGGGTCAGTCTCGGCCGCCAGCACGTGCGCCACCCGCCCGCTGATGTTGAGCAGCGCATCGCGCACCTGGCGCGCGGCGCGGAACGCCTCGGCCTTCACCTCGTCCGCCGGCACCAGCTTGCCGATCTTCTGCTCATAGTCGAGCTTCGCCAGCCGGGCCTGGTACATCTCGCGCGCGGCTCGGGCCTGCGCGTAGGTGCTGGGCTGGGCGCCGCCGGTGGTGATGCCAGGATGCGCAGCGGTCGCCGCCGGTGCAGCATCCGCGGCGGCTTCCTCAAGCTCGGCTTCATCCTCCGGCTCCAGCTCGGCGGGCGCCGGGGTAAGCACGGGTTCCAGCGTCGGTGGCGGCACGGGCATGGGGCCTGGCGGCATCAATGCGGGCGGCTCCTCGACCACCGTGACCGGACGATTCTTGGGCGGGCGGCCGCGGCGGCGCGGAACACCGGGCTCTGTCGGCGGCTTGCGCGGTGGCGGCGGCAGCGGCGGCTCGTCGCCGGCTTCGCGCAGCCCAGCCGGCCTGGCCACCTTGCGCATCGAAACGTCGGTGTTCGCCTGCCACTGCTCGCGCGCCAGTGGCCAGCCGAGCAGCGGACGGCCGCTATGCGTGCGCCCCTGGATGGTCACGCGCTCGGCGGCGATCGCCTTGCGGACCGCCGTGTCTGATACCCCAATCCGCCGGCTGCATTCGCGGATGCCGATCAGCTCCATACGCCTCCCTTGGCGTCATACGGCCGGGCCCCACCAGACCCAGCCCAGCAGCAGGCCGATCGATAGCCAGCAGATGCCCTGCGCGCTGAACAGCGCGACGATGAACAGGGTGTCGAATGCGGCGAGCGGGTCGGGTTCATGGCGGCGCGACAATTCATCCTCAAGCGGTTTTCTGCTGCATCAGTCTCGCCAGCGTTGATGCCGACAGCCCAACTATTCGCTGGTCGTGCAAAAGGTTTGCACCACTTCGCAAAAGGATACCGGGCCGTTCGCAGTTTGCAAACCGGAAGAAATCACACCCACGTGGAACAATCGAAGCTGAACACGTGGGATTGTTCCACGTGGAACAATCGAAGCTGAACACGTGGGATTGTTCCACGCTAGCGAAACGTCGGGGCTCGCATATACCCCGCGCCATTCCTTGCTGGAAGGACCCACGTTTCACGTGGAACACTGATGTTCCACGCTGATTAGGCACGCCGCTTGCATGGCGATGGTCAGCGCATCGCACGGATGGCCTCGGCTTCGAAGTGCCAGGGGAAGCGCTGTTCCACGACGCGCGGGATGATGCGCTCCATGTCCACACGGACGCGGTAGGACGGCTTCGCAGCGGGGGCCATCAGCTTGACCAGTCCTGCGGGTGTCTCGGCCCAGATGCCGCGACTGAAGGCCTTCATGCCGCCCTCCCCTGTCGACCAGAAGATGCGCTGCTTCTTGCGGGACTTGCGGGAGCGCGCGCTGTTGGACTTGTTCTGGTAGCGGTCGGGCCCGGCTTTGAGCTGGGACAGGATCTGGACCAGCAGGCCACGGCTGACGTTGCCATAGGCGTCGCGCTTGGCGTGGGTGGTGGGCACGATGTACTCCCCCGACTTCAGGTAGCCGGCCTGCAGCAGCCAGCCCTCGAAGCCGGTGAAGTTGCGCGCCCCACCCTTCACGAACAGGTGGCCGATGCGCTGCTCGGTGGTCATGCGCGAGCCCGATGGCAGGACGTCCTTGATCCGCACCGATGCCTGCAGCTTGGTCTTGGTCGAGTAGCGGAAGAACAGGGCGTTGCGCGTGTATCCGGTGGGCCGGTCAATGGCGCGCGGGATTTCCTGTTCCACGGCCTTCTTGGCATCGAGGCCTGCCCCGTTGATCGCGCGGGATGTCACGAACGGCAGCTGCCTGGCCTGTAGCTGGAGGCGCGCGACCATGGACTGCAGGTCGTGCTGGACGCTGATCTGGATGCCGGCCATGGGCGTGCTCCTCGTGGTGTTCGGATGGTAGCAGGTTCTGGCGCGCCGACCCTTCGGGAGGATCGGGAGGCAATTTGATAAGCCGCCCTGCGCGTGTGCGCGTGCGCGCACGCATAAAGGGCCTCAATGCGAATATTCCTCCCTATGGTCCTAGCCTAAGTAAAATCCAAGATAAAACAATAGGATACGGCTTAAACCTGAATTGCATTATCATCCGCCGATCCTCCCGAAGGTCGCGCAGAATGGCCAAAAAATAGCCAACTACAGTGGAGGAACAAGGGACTAAATCGTATGATACTATGCATTACCATCCATAACACTGGTGCACCATGATAGTAGACGTTAATACGCTTTTTGCGATGAATAAACTGCTTGTTGATGCTGGCCTCTCGCCCGAAATTGCCCAATCGTCACTGGCAAAGATCGTTGATCTGCTCGAGGTTGCTTGCATCGAGCGGCCGGGCACGGAGATGTCGAGGTCGAACCTTGCGATCGTGCAAGGCATGTTCGAATTCCGCGCGCCGCACGCGCGTTGGAGCTGGGTCAACTCCACCAAGCTGTTCAAGCTGTGCGGCGGCGAGACGAAGCTCAACATGACGCACAAGGCGTTCGGGTCGGCGCTTCAGCTGGCCGGCGTCAGGCGGAAAAAGAGCAACGGCCTGGTTATGTTGCTGGTTCCGCCGCTGATGCCCACCGGAACGCAGCCCACCGGCGTGCCGTCGGCGTTGCCGGTGCTGCATGCGGATGAGCCCGTGCGCGCGCAGGCGGATCCGGGGCCGGCGAAGATGAACCCGCGCGCCGTGGCGTTCGGGACCGCGCCCAAGGATGACGTGCTGCCGCAGCTCGTCACCGCCCCGGACTTCATCCCGATGGGCGATGACGATTCGGTGTTCTGAGGTGGTGGCCGACTAGAAGTCGGCCGACCATCGCCCGGGGCCGAACTCGTCGTCGGCCCTGACTTGGATGCCCTGGTAGACCACCAGCCCGTTGGTCTTGCGGCTCATGAAGCCGCGGTTACCCATGATGGCTCCCCAGCGCTTCTGCGAGACCACGAATTCGCCGGCGTTCTCGCAGTGGCGCTTGAAGCTGGCGTAGAGGGTCGAGGATCGGGCCTCGTAGGTCTTGCCAGTGACGCAGCAGCTGTCGATCCACGAACCGAACACGTCCTGCTCCTCCAGGTAGGCATCGGTCGCCGACTTCACGATCTCCGGCGGCTGCAGGCCGATCCGCTGCCACTCCAGGCAGCCCTGGACCGCCCAGGCCAGAATGCCGCCAGCCTCGGCGCGCAGCTTCGCCGGCAGCTCGGGGTCCTTGCGCGGCGGCACGACGGTGAAGGGGATCAGGTGGAGGCGGCGCCGGATGGCTTCGTCCACGTTGCGCAGGCTCGGCCGGTGGTTGCCGGCGAACACCAGCTTGAACTGCGGGTTGTACTCGAAGAAGTCCTTGTTCATGAACCGCGCGCTGATCCGGTCGCCGCCGGTCAGGGCCTTGATGCGGTCCTCGGCCCAGCGCTTGCCCTCCTCGGTCTCCTGCGCCGTCACCAGTCGCGCGCCGACCAGGCGGGCCAGCTCGGTGGGGTGGGCCTTGTCCTTCGACTCGGTGAAGGTGTCCATGGGCGAGGTGGTGGCGTAGCCGGCCAGGATCGCCTCGATGGTGTTCAGGAACGTGCCCTTGCCGTTGCCGCCGCTGCCGTAGACGAAGAACAGGGCGTGGTCGCGCACCGAGCCGGTGAGGCAGTAGCCGACCATGCGCTGGATGAAGGCCTGCAGCTCGGTGTCGCCGCCGGTGGCCGTGTCCAGGAACGCCAGCCAGGTCGGACAGTCGCCCTCCGGCGTCGCCGCGGTGGACTTGGTCATGTAGTCCTCGCGCCGGTGCGGGTGCATCTGGCCGGTGCGCAGGTCGACGGTGCCGCCGGGGGTGTTCAGGCGCCAGGGGTCGGCGTCCCACTGGTCGACGTCGGCCGCGATGATGGGGTCGGACTTCGCCAGGTTGAGCACGTTGCCGATCGCGCGCGCCGACCCGTACTTCTCGATCGTGGCGCGGATCTGGTTCTCGTTGCTGAACGCGGCGAAGTCGTTCCTGGCATAGTCGGCGACCGCGGCGCAGAGGCGCTTGGCATGCTCCATCGATGCCAGGCGGTTGTCGCGGCTCCAGCGGTGCCCGGCCCAGACCATCCAGCCCTTCCAGTCCTCGACCCAGCGCAGCACGGGCGCGTAGCTGGCCGCGAACTGCTTGGACACCGACAGCTCGGAGTATTTCGCCGGGATGGTGAGGTCGACCTCGGCCCAGCTGTAGACCTGCGCCGGGTTGACCAGCTCGGGGATCGCTGGCAGGGCGTCGGGCTCCGGCGGCGCGAAGGCGGCATCGATGATGGCCTTCAGCTGCTCGGCCGAGCCGTGCCCACGCAGCCAGTCGTCCCAGTCGGTCTCGCCGGGCTCCGGTGACTGGCCGAAGTCGGGCGCCAGCACGGGCCAGTCGTATTTCACGGCCACCTTGCGGCCCGCGGAGATGCCGGGGTTGCCCTTCGTGGCGTGGTCATTGTCGGCGCAGATGGCGAAGCGGCCGGCCGGGTACTTCTGCTTCAGGGCGTCGGCCACGGCCTCGAGGTTGCCCGCGGACATGGCGCAGGCGACCGAGTAGCCGGTGGCGTGGTGGATCGCCGCGCCGGTGGCGTAGCCCTCGCAGATCACGGTGACGGCCGTGTCGCCCCGGATCGGGTGATAGCCGCCGACGATCGGCGCGCCGGCGCAGTACAGCTTCGTGCCGTCGGGCTGGATCGCCTGAACCGACTGCAGGCCGTCGGCGCCGTAGACCGGCACCAGCAGCACGTCGCGGATCAGGCGCGGCTCGGCGCCTTCAAAGAACTCGGCCGCCTGCAGCTGGTCGACCTGGCGCAGCAGGCGCGTGGCCGGCATGCCCTTGGCCGCCAGGTAGGGGTGGTTGTCGTTCGCCGGCTTGGCGGTCTCGTAGAGCTGGGCGCAGTAGGCGGAGCGCCTGGCATGGTGCTGGCGCAGCTCCTCCTCGCGGGCCTTCTTGGCCGCGGCCGCCTTGCGGCGCAGCTCGTCCATCTCGGCCGGAGACAGGTTGCGGCTCTTGGCGACCTTGGACGATCCGGTGGCCTCGATGCCGCGCTTGTGATCGCAGAAGTACCAGGACGGCCAGTCGTCGTCGTGGATCTTGTAGACCAGGTTCTTGGCGTTGCCGCGGTCGCCGTGGACGTGCGCGCGGTGCAGCCTGCCGTCGGCGACGATGGTGGAGGTGACATGGATACCGTAGGCGGCGAGGTCCTCGATGAATTCCTGCTCGACGCTGCTCACGGCTCGACCCCCAGCAGGCCGAGGGCGCGCGTGAGGGTCTCACGGTAGGCTCGGAGCGCTGCTGGGGATCGCCAAGGCGGCGAGCTGTCGGAGTAGAAGAACCGGACCATGCCGGCGCCGTCGATGGTGGGCTTGCCGTCGAGCTGGTCGAGCTGCTCGGCCGGGATCGGCATCGAGCACATCAGGAAGTCGGGGGCGTTGTAGTCGTAGGTGCCGCCGGGCATGCCTAGTGGCTTGTAGTTGCGGTTCAGCAGGATGTGCTGGCCATCAGCGCGCGGGATCGCGGCGTAGGGCAGGAACTCGCGGAGCAGCTTTCGGAAGCCGGACGACCGGCTGTACTTCGCGGCGATGGTATTGAGGGAGTGGAGGGCCAGTAGCTGCGCGGACTTCGCGGTCGTCTTGTTCATTGGTTGTCCTTTGGCCTGGGACTCCAGACCTGGGCATAGGGTGCCATGGCTGGCGGACTACTTGCAACGCTTCCTGCGATTTTTCGTGTCCTTGGCGATCGCGGCGGCCAGCATGACCAGTGACCGTTCCGTGGGGAATCGCGTCGGGCTGCGCATCAGGTAAGTGCGGATGGTCTGGTCGCTCAATAGTAATTTTTTCGCACAGTACCTGCGGCGGTCGGCGCTACTCTCGCCGGGGGCGCGGTTCAACAGCGCGACGAAGGCATCGCGGCGTCGTAGGCGTTCGATTTCTTTTGCAGGTTGCATGTGGCCCTTGTTCATTTCGATGGGTATCCGAACTCGCGCCCGGGCCGCTGCTCGCGCACCCGGAAGATGCGGTAGTGCTCGGCCAGCCGCGCCGGCAGGTCGGGGGCCATGTCGAACAGGCGGCGGCCGGGCTCGGGCAGCTCGCCGGCCAGCAGCTTGCCGTCGTGGCTCTGGATGCTGGTCACGCGCGGCTGCATGCCGGCGGCGCGGAGGGTGTCGACCAGCTCGGCCAGCTCGGGGAAGCGGGCGCGGTTGTTGGTGGCGGTGGTCATAGGTCTCGCAAGCGGGCGATAACGTCGAATCTCAATGCGTAGTACCCCGGATGTGGGGTCTAATGGTTGTTAGCTGCTACGCACGCACGCCACGCAGCATCTAGCCGGTCGCAAGCCTCGCGGCTAGATGTGCCGTCGTGCATTACCATCTCGGTGGCCTTCCTTGCAGCTTCGATCAGCTCGGCCACTACATCGCGCGCCTTCTCGCCTTCGCGCAGGGCTTCGCGCATCCGAGGGTCGCCGCTCAGGCCAGCCATCGTCCGCGTGTTGCCTACCAGTCGCGCCATCGTTTCCAGCACATCAAACGGTTTCTCGCTCATATCAGCCTCCGCAGCTAACAATTCATTCAAGCCGACTGCGCTTCGTGGCTTGATCGGGGTTTGTGTGCAGCCGCAGCGCAGCGGCTTAATTCAGGCGTTAGGTCTCACGGTCGGGACTTCGTGAGCATCCGATTGATAACTCCCGAAATCGTTTCGCCTTTCGCCACCCACGCCGCCAGCTTGGCGGCGGCGGCAGGTGTGAGCATGACGGCGATTTGTTTGCCGCCTGCCGAGGCTCGCGCTTGACGGCTTAGCGCCTGTCGCTTTGCTGCCGGATTCGGGCTGTGTGCCATTTAGGCGGCCTTGTTGTACTTGACGCGATTGAGCCACGCGGCCTTACGTTCCGCCGCCTGCTTGTTGGTGAACTCACGGATAGAAGCCTCAACTTCCTTCTTGATCCCGAAACCTTTGGTCGGGGCAAGGACGCAGGTGGTTCCGAAATGCTTGTGTTCGCCGGTTTCGCGGTCGAGAACCCAAACAACCCGCTTCAGGCCCTTCTTGCCGCAGCACTCGCAGAAGTCGGCGGTGTCGTTGACGGCGAGAACTGCGAAGCGGGCGGTGAGGTCGGTCATTTCGTTCTCCGTGGCGTTGTTTGACTGTGGATATAGCTTACAGCGTTACTAGTCACACGTCAACTACCGTTCGTCGGGAAACCACAGGTGAGACCTAACAACGCGTTGCAGCCGATGCCGCTTCGCGTCACGGCTGAACTTGGTCGTTAGGGCGCAAGTGAAATCCTCACGCGCTTGTAGATGATGGGCGGACAGTTCCCCAATTCCAGTGGTGTGGTGATGGCAATGATCCGACATATCCCGTTCTCATCTGTGCCGGCCGCTTTCACTTCGGCAGTGATCGCGTTGTGGTCGCGCGCGATCCAGTCATGCAGTGCAAGCTCCAGCAGATCGGCGCAGGTGTGCAATTGCTCGCACCGCCCGGCGTGGAAGAACTTTTCTTCACCTGTCGTTTCCAGGCAGCGGGCGTGACGCTGTTTAGCTTGCTCGCGCCACTTCGCTATCAGCTCCCGCACAACATTCGCATCCATGTCCCATCCTTTGCGCCCTAACAATTCATTCAAGCCGACGCCGCTTCGCGGCGCGGCTTAACTCAGGTGTTAGGCCGCTAGTCGCAGCATCATTGCTGCTCGTAGCTGCCATCCCAAATACTCGGTATAGGTCGGCGGTATTGCCTCGCTCATCTCCGCTAGGTTCATCCAGTCAATCCCGAGCGCCTCTGAGGCGGCAGCTTTGTGGCCTCCGGCCCAAACGTCCCTTGTTCCGCGCCCGCCGTGTTTCGAGCTTCGGTTTCGGGCATGGCCTCCGTACACTCCAATTACGGGGCGTTCCGTGTGCCGGCACGCCATCGGCGAAACCTGAAAACTTGTTTCAAACAGCCGATGCCTTTGCAGGTCGTGACCCTGTGCACCAAGGCCAAACATCGTCCCGCACAGCATCACGGGATTTCGCATTTCATCTGCTGCCGCCTCTACATTTTCGATCACCCAAGGCAGCCCCGTTGCCTTCAACAGTTCGCGGGTTTCCCCTATCAGGCGCGGTGCGCCTTTCGCGCCGGGCGCGTGCCGCATCGCTGTATAGCCTTGGCACGGTGGTGATGCGTGCACCGCATCAAAGTTCGCAGCTATCCAGCGCGGGTCTAGCGTCAGCGCGTCGGCCTCAATTACTGAGTGTGGGTTGTTTGCGTGCCTCACCACATCCACGCCGGTAACCTCAAAACCGGCCCGCGCGTAGCCCATGCCGGCCCCGCCAGCGCAGCAAAACAAGTCAAGCAATCGCGGCCTAACAATTCGTTCAAGCGGATGCCGCTTCATGGTTTCTCCATACTTGTGAGTGCCGGGCAGCGGCACCGCTTAACTCAACAGTTAGCCGTCATGTCCAAAACCGCTTTCGGGAACTCGAC